CGGTGAGTCTTGGTTGCCTCCCCTTATCCTTCTCGTTCTCGCGGTTCAATTGAGCCAAACACAACATTGCAACTCCGGTCTGGACCGCAATGTCTTTAAGCTTGCCGCTGACCTCTGCGACCTCATAGGTGCGCTTTTCGGCTTTGTCGGCAGCTTTGATCTTCTGGAGGTAATCCACGATCACCAGCTTGACTCCATGCTTTCTAACCGCTCGACGGACGTTTGCTGTGATGGATGCAATGCTCTGAGAACTTGATCCATCTAAGAACCACAACGGAGCCGCTGAGATCTTGCTGGTTGCGGTACTCATTGAGCGCATATCCCCTTCGGTAAGGTTTCCGCTTTTCAAGTTCTGCATGGAGACACTTCCAATGGATGCGACAGAACGACGGAAGATCGCCTCCTTCGACATCTCAAGCGAGATGAACAGTGTCGGGACTTTGGCTCTTACCGCTGCGGCTTCAGCTATGGCTATGGCTATGGCTGTCTTACCAATCGAAGGTCTAGCTGCAATGATTGCCATCTCTCGGTACTGGAGACCGTCAGTCATTTTGTCCAACCAATGGAAGCCAGTGGTGACCCCACTCAATGCACCTTTGCGAGAGAACCTTTCCTGCATCTGGTCGATAAACGATCCTCCAACTTGCTTTGAGGTCGAGAGTGTCTCACGGGATAGCTCAATGCTGAGTCCTGCTTCGGCATTAGAGACGATTTGATCCGGCTGGAGGGTGGTGACAGCGGACTCGCGTATCAAGCGGTCTCCAGCGGCTCGCAGCTGGCGACGGTGAGCGGCTTCGATGATTCCCTTAGCATAGCTCGGAAGGTTGGCTGGTGATGGACAGACTTCCATCGCTCGGTTCCAGTCTTCAAACGGGATTGGCTGGTTGCCGTTAAGCTTCTTCCACTCCTTCCCAAGCTCTTGGATCGTAGGAGTGCGGCTCTGTGAGACCAGCGAGCGAATCGTCTCGTAGGTATCGCGGAGTGAATCGGTCTCGATCCACTCGCTTTTGACATCAGCGAAAGCGTCGGAACAAGTGTCGATTGATCCAGTGAGGCAAGCTCCGATGAGTCCAAACTCATCGTCTTGAGCGAAGAAAGCGTCGTTCACAGCGAATCCCTCCAGTCGATTTGCTTCTTGGCTCCAGTTTGGATTGGAAGGGATTGTTGCTGGTTAGACTTCGGGAAAATCCCTTTCCAACCTGAAGCAATCGAATGCTCAACGACACTTGGAAACTCCGCAGCGGTGAACTCTTTGGACCACTTGGTCAGTGCTGCCGTAAGCCCAATCTTCTTGTAGCCTTCTTTGCGCTCAGATTTGTACTGCAACCAGAGCTTAACGGCTTGAAGACAGTTCTCTGTCTGAAAGCTGTCTGGAAGCTCAACCCCAAAGCCAACATCCCACGGCGACTTTGGAGCCGCTGTATCTTTCTTATTAGGAGTAGGAGTAGGAGATGGAGAGCATACGTTTGGGATATCCGTTGGCAATGCGGTGGGATATGCGGTGGCATTGCCAACCCATCGTTTATTTGCGTTCTCTGTCTGTTTCTTCCGATATTGGTCCTGCTTCTCTCTTTCAGACTCCAATCTCCGGTTGCGATAGTTCCCATCTGAATCAGCTTGGAACTTGTCTTGGCATATGCGTTGGGAATGCGGTGGCATACCAACGCAGACTCGTTGAAAGTCGTTTTCACTGAGGGAGCCTTTAGACCATTGGATGCAGAGAAGAGCAATGTAAGCTCCTCTTTCCTCATTGGTCATTGTGATTGTTCCGGCTAAGAAATCATCAGCGTAGAACTGAAACGCTGGAGCCTTACGAGTTTTCTTGTCTTCGTTCATGTATCAAACAGAAACCCCATCCAGTCTGTGGTAGGAACTCCCGCACAAGCAACGGGACGTACACAGAAAGGATGGGGATAAATTGGTTGAACATGGCTTGTGTTATGGTTTGCCAACGCTCGCTTCCTACGGCTTGCGCTGACTGGTTACCTTTAACCTGCAACCGGACTTTCGTCCAGCTTGAACTTATCGAAAAATTCAGCTCGGGTTCGGACGTAAAACTGACCGTCTTTGGAGTAGATCACGCAGAGCCGCTTGGTCTCACCAATGCGGAGTTGCGCTTCTGATATCAACTCAACTACGAGTTCAGGGTTTGTTATTGAGCGAAATTGCATCTGTTGGGTAGTAGTGGAGCGTTGGATAATTACCTCGAGTCTTTGTGTCGATGCGGAACTTTTTGGACTGCACCAAGCCAAGCTTCATTGCTCTGCCGAGAACTTGACCGGCAGCGTTTGGACTAATACCCCACTCATCTGACCATTGATTGGCTGTCTTCCAGCCTTCTGGAACCTCTTCGGCTTGCTTCTGGATAGCGAAGCGTAGTCGCTTCAAAAGCTCGGCAGAGTCCATTTCTGTTCGTTTTGCGGCCATTGGTGAAGGTAGAGTTGTGCGCTGTTGTCGGTGTATTCCCCAAAAACTATTCCATGAGACCAAGCTAAGGTTGATCGTCGCTTGCTCGCGTAATCCATTGCAGGAATGTCTGCAAGCGTTCCAACACAAAAGCCAATCGGATTTGATTGAGTTCGACCAGCTGCTTGACCTGCTCGGTGAGCATGAGCCACAACGCAGTTGCCAAAAGTCTCGGCTGAATCACGCAAGAAGTTCTCACCATACATAACACCGTGTCCCCATCGAAATCCGCCCAACCGATAAAACGAGCGATCAAGTGCGTCGTTGTATTTGATAAATGTATGACAGTGTTTCTCAATTGGTTTCAACATTCGTTCCCATACAGCTTCGGCGAATCCTCTTACAACAGCGTTATGGTGGTTAAGATACTTCTTCGCTCGCTCATCATGGTTTCCCATTGTGAATACGGTGGGACGCAACTCATTAAGGAACTTTGATCCTTCTTGGATATCGTCTAAATAATCATCGGCTTGATCCGAGTCGTTCGGGTCTCGGAGTGAACCAGACCGCAATGCGGCAAGATCGTAAGCGTCCCCTAGATGGATTACTTCGTGCGGTTTGAACTTCTCTCGGAACAACAGCACCGCAGCGAGTGCATCTTGATTGGCTCGGTTCCCATGACTGCAACCAATCGCCATAACTCGACGCTGGCTCTTTGTGATGTTCACAATTGGCAATAATCATAGAATTAGGGCTTAATCAAGACACACTCGCGTTGATAATCGTGAGATATGGTTACTTTACACGCAATTTGCCATTGCGGACGCTCCAAACCCAATACTCTGACACGTTGTACCGCTGAGATAGTTCTCTGAGCGTGTAAGTGTCATTTGCTTTCCGCACCGCATCGACGACTGACTGGTCAATGTGGCGACCGGATGGACGGCCAATCTTCGGCTTTGGCTTCAGCTTGCGCTTAGGCTTCTCAATCGTCTGGTGAATGCCAAGCAGCTTTGAGATGGACTCTTTAGTTAACCCGAGTTTTTGCAGTATGCTCATTTTGGAATAGTTCTGGATGAAATGTGATAACGTGAAAATCAATAACGTGTCGTAGATATGCTCCCCAAGATTTGAAACCGAGTTTTGACGCTTCTTTTTGTAGTGCTGTGAGTGTTTTGTAATCCATCTCGAAAGATGTATTCACTTTGTCTCTGTTACTATCCAGTCGAAGTTGTTCTGCCATGAATCATTAAGTTCGTTGTATGTGTTATTCTTGATCTTCCATGTAGAAGGATCGCGTTTTGATTTAGTGTGACGACAGACTAGTGATATTGTGAGTTGTGATATTTTAGTGTTACGGAGTTGGTGTTCTTGTGGTAGCTCGCGGAGTTTGGTAATCACGGCTTGTCCTCCTTTGCTCGCGTCCATTCTCCGTTCGCATCTGCAATCCGAATCTTTCCAGATTTTGTGACTCGGATTTGTAGCGAGTTTCTTCCCTGATGCTTTGGTGTTTCCAGAAGCAGCCATACCCAGCCCTTCTCTTTGTCGGAGAATCCGCGAATGACTTTTACGGCACCCCAATCGAATCCGTACTGCGTATCTGCGAAGTGGATTTGAGAAGTCACGGCTTGGCCTCCTTCCCAATCTTCGCGTCATCCCAGCCTTGCAATAGGTTGTCCATTCGGGTGGTTCTCATGCTCGGAGATGGAGGGTTGATGAATGCGTACATCGCGTTGCCAGCTTCTTCGAGTTTCTCGATCCTCTCCATGTAATGCTTCCTCTCCCCTTCGAGCTTGTCCCACAGAGCGCGGAGACGGTTTTCGAGTTCTGTAACGTGCTGCTTAAGATCTTCATTCTCCTTCGCCATGTCTCCGATGGATTTGCATAAGCGTGCGTGCGCTTCGTATTGAGGGTTCATCGCTTGTTCTCC